TCAAAACTCAGGCCAAAAAAAGTTTAGGCCAATAGGAATGGCCACCTCCTCACCATTATCAAGTATATAATTCATATCAACATCTGGTTGAGTATTTTTTATATGCTCTCTAAATGCTCTAGAATCTATAGCTAATAAATAGTTATCTACAAAATCATTAATATCTTTTTTTTCTGTATGACCATCTACTGAGACAATCATTTGTTTTAACCTAGTGGTAATCCCAGTAAAAGAATCTTTATTTAATTTTTTAAGTGCTTCAATTTCTCTGTCTACTGCCTTTTCATCCCTACCAGTTAATATCTTGTACTCAATAACAGTACCTGATGATTCCATAGTGTAAGAAAATAAATTTGTACCCCTATTTATAGAAGATTCATCAAATTCTTTATTTGTTAACCTTGATAAATCTAAAGAGTATTCTATATCTTTAATAGATACATTATATTCTTTACCATAGCCTAATATTCTAGCTGCTATAAAGATAGCATTTTTATCACCTGTGATTAAATCATCAATATTAATATCTTTATTTACTATTAGGGATCTTAAAAGTTTATCTAATACTACTCCTTTTTGAATATAAGCTTGATTACTAAGAATATCTTCTTCTTTAGCAGTCATATACTTTAATTCTACTTTACCACTTGAGAGTGGATTTGATTCGGGATATATTAATCCTTTTGATGGTAATTCTACTTCTTCAGTAGGAAATTTAAAATCAGACATATACTTTATTTTAGTTTATAACATTATCTTCAGTCATACATATAAAGATAAAAAAAAGCTTGACAAAAGCCAAGCTATTTATAATTTATTTTATTATATTAATTAGAAATTCAATATACAGTAATCAGGTTGGAGTGTCATAGCTATTTCTTGAGCAGAATTTTCTTCATCCCAACTGTAATCTCCAAAGTTAGCATCTACAATTTGAGATCCTTTAAGAATCCATTCAGAAACAATATCACCTACAGGTCCAAGTACATTTAGAGTTAGATCTTTTTTATAAAAATCACTATACCCATCTCTACCCGTTACTGATTCGTGGTGTAATCTAACCCATTCCATCACGGCTTGTGCTCCTGATGGGGATATTGGATCAAATAAAGTCATATTAATGGTTCCCCACACACTTTTACCTTTTACATATCTTTGGAGATTAATATGATTTAGATTCACTACTCCTTGATTTAAGGTTACAGCACTCATACCTTTAATTTGGAATGATGGTATACCATCCATATAAAGAATAAACCTATTCTTTTGTTTGGGTTCAAAAGGTGTGAAAAATATATCGTTTGGTCCTATTACTGCCATTGTATTTTATTTTATTTATTATAAATATTAGTTTATTTAAAAATTATTATTCTGGGAATGTTGCTCCTGTTGGGAGTACATTGAAATCTAGGATAATAAATTCTGCTGTTTTAGTAGGTTGTAAATAAATTTGACCTATTAACTGATTTCTATCTACCACATCTGGTGTATTATTTGAATCATCCATTACTACTTTAAAGGAGTATAAACCTTGTCTTTGTTGTACTGATTCTAGATATGGGTTGACTTGTGATAAAAAGTTATTTCTAGTAGCAATAGTATTTTGTTCAAATACTAAGTTATTTGATACTTGTGAAATAAAACTCTTAAGAGAAATCAATAATCTTCTAACATTTACTCTATCTAAAGCACTTGCTTTTTTCTGTAATGTTTTCTGTCCAAATACTACAATACCACTTCCTGGAAAGGTAGCTATTGGGTTAATATTTGCTTCATACAATGAATCTCTATTACCTGATGTTAGTTGTCTTTCAGCTCTTACTACAGTTCCTAAAGATCCTCTAATTAGACCTGCTGGTGCAAACCATGGATCTGATGAAGCATCTGTAAAAGCATAAACACCTGGAATAAAAGTTGATGGTGGAACCCACACATTTTGTGATGTTGCAGCATCAACAGTTTGTAACCAAGGCCAGTAAGTGGCTGAATATGAGGTATCAAAGGAAGATGCTTGACTAGTTACAGTAAGTACGTTAGAATTATAAGGTACTAAATCAATAACTGATATACAATCTGTTCTACTTTGAGCTAATGCCACCATCAAGTTTACTTGAGGTGAATGTTCGTTTGCATTCAAACCAGGTGTTGATATTACATTAAACTGGTATTGATCTTGATTATTTAATAAAGCAATAGATTCTGTATAATCATTAGGGCCTATTCCTTGAATATTACCTGCATCAATGTTTTGGTTGAATTTAGCATCACCATTTTCAAAATTATTACCTAGTGAAGTACCTGTGACTGCAGGAGCAAATGAACCTGATCCTACTGCAGGTAAACTACCTGTATATAAATCTTTAGCTGTTCCATTATTATCAAAATATTCTGGTGTAGGTGTATTTACAGCAGATACATAAACGTATGCACTTCTATTTGGGTATGAACCATTTGATTGTACAAAATATTCTCCATTATCTGAAGCAACAGTAGCGTATGAATCTCCTATAACAGCTGAAACATAATTAGCTGCTGTAGGATCCATAGATACATTACTAAATGTTTCTACTATTGCCTTTGTTTTTGTTGTATCATTACCTCTTCTAATAAGTAGTGAAAACTGACCTGATGAGGTGTTTACATTACTTACTTCCCATCTTAAGTTATCTGCATTACCATTATCTAGTGTACCACCTGCAGAATCATCTGCTTGATAATTATTCATTATCTCTCCTTCAGAGATAGTTGAAAGTTGAAAAGCATCTTTTTGATATCCTAAATCTTGAGCTCCTCCTCCTCCACTATTATTCCATCCTACAGTAGAAATACCAGAGTTATTAAACTGTGTTGCTGTACTACCTGAGGTAACAGCGCTTAAAAATGAACCTGTGACTACTCTAGTTACTAATAGAGATTCACCACCTTGAGAAAAGTAGTTACTTGCTGCTATTGAGTTTAAGTATGTGTAAAATTGAGAACCACTTTCAACACTACCACCAAAAATTGCTTGATACTGTGAAAATGTGGAAACTGCTGTTGGAATACCAACTGGGCCTTTTACTGCAGGGCCAATGATGGCTGCTCCAAAAGTAATGGGTGCGCCACCAATAAAGGATTGGTCGTTTTCTCTTGCTAATACACCTGGGGATATTAATGTTTCTGCCATTGCTTATATTGTATTTTAATATTATTTATTATAAATATTGGAGAATACTTCAAAAAGTTATTCTACAGGTGTGAATTCTCCTTTTTCTAAATCTATATTACCTGCACCATATTTTTCTTGTAATTCTTTTCCTGTAGAGTTTTGAGATTCTTGAAGAGTATCAAATTCCTTCAGTACAATTTCTTTTTGCTTTTTAAGTAAACTAAAATTTATTTCAATATTACCTAAATCTGCTGCAATTTTAGCATTTTGTTCTTGGTATTCTTTTAATGTTGATAACTCTTTTTCTGATAACTTTTTCATAATTGCATATTTGTTTTATATTTGTTATAAATATGATACATTTTTTTAAAGGTCGTCAATGTTTTGAACAACAGTTTCACTTACTATAACTGATGCTTTACTGTTATACATTTTTACAGAATTTAATTCTTTTTGAATAGTATCTGGTATAAGATATCCTCTTAATCTAATATTAAAAGTTCCTGTTACCATCCTATCACTATTATTAGGAATTTCTGTTTTTGTAGTAAAGCTATCTATAAAAGATCTAAATACGTATTTTTCAGGATTACCCCAATATGAATCAGATGCATACTCACATGATTCAACTATTTTATTTAGTTGTTCCATATAATATGTTTGTATTATACAACTGTATTCTATTGTTACATAATCGGGTTGTGCTACTATATGAAATTTTTCTACTGGCTTTCTATTATTTAAAGTACCAAAATTACTGTAGAAATTTTTAGAAGAGAAATTTTTAGAATACATACCATATAAGTTAGGTTGGTTAGAATCTAATTTATTAGCTACTGTTCTGTCTTTAGATAAAGTATCTCTTTTTATTACTATAATAGGGTACATAATAGCACCCTTTTTATCTCTATAGTACCCATCACGTTGAAATGATTTCCATCTTTCGGGAGAACCATAAATTACAGGTACTTCTATTCTATTACCATTCTGATAAACAAAAGGTTTGATTTCGTTATTAAAATAATAAAATACCGCCTCATCTATATCCTTAACACCTACTGAGAATTCCTTAGTAGTGTCTCCTTTAGAAGATATTTGTTCAGACCTATTAAAGTTTATACCTGTTGATTGATAATTAGCAGGTGAATTATATCTACTATCTGCAGAGTTAGGATTCTGTTGAGCTCCTCTACCTTCCATTCCAGGAAAAGGATCTTGACGTTCAATACTCTGTTTCCTTTGGGATTTAGGTATAGGTTTTCTTTGTTTTGACATATAATTATATTTTAAAAACGTTCCCTATATGGGCTAATAGCAACTTTATCACTTTGTATATAATACGTAGATGCTAAAATAGATATATTATTACCAAATTTATCTAAACCTGGATTTAATGGATTTGGTTCACCGTTAGAACTATTATTAGGATAAGATGGGTTTTTACCTCCCCAATATTGGTTAGCATTTGTACTTTGTACACCATAATATCCTTCTTGATATAAAATTATATCTCCAACTTCTAAATCTACCTTTTTTTCTGTTAAATCATCTCTAAGGAAATAAAATTCAATAGGTTGACTATATTGAACACCCTCTTCGTTTTCACCAAATTCTTCATTTGACCTATTTATTAAAACATTAAAAAGGAATGGTCCATCATAAAATTTTTCCTCTGCAGCCTCACCATATAAATTAACTTTAGTTTCTTCTAGTTTGTACTGGTAGACAGCACATTGTTGGGTAATAATATTACCCATCAACTCTCTATTTAAATTTCTTACTAGAGACATATCCCTAGTTGTTGTAAACATTGCCATATTATGCTATATATATTGTGTAAGGAACTTGTTGAAGTTCGACCATCTTGCTTTCTGCCTCTTCAGCACGTCTAGCTAGTAAGGATTGCCTTGATGTTTCATCAAAATATGCTCTTAATCTTTCTATTAGTGCTGTTTTTTCAGCTGTAGCTGCTGATAATAAATCTCCTTGATTTAAGTTAACTTCAGCATTTGGTATAGGTATACTACTGTATTTACCTCTTACATATCCTAACATTTCTTTGCTTAAAGCTAAAGCATATTCAAAAATCCATTGTCTACCAACAGAGTTTATGTAATCATAATTTGGGTTAGTGTAAGGAGAGTTTGATACATTAGTTACTTGAGTAGGCATTTGTTGTATTGAGGTTTCTACTCTTTCATTTCTTAAAATATATTCAAACCATACTCTACCTGCTGTAGCAACTTGGGAAATATTACTAAGTGCAAGTGTAATAACTATATCTCCACTTACATCTGTAAATCCCGCTGTTAATAAATCTGATTGACTTATTGTTATAACATCTCCAACAACATATCCACTTCCAATATTAGAAACTTCAACTTCAGTAATGTTAACACCATCACTTTTTACTATTCCAGTAGCACCACTTCCTGATACCGCTAATAAAGGTAAACTTGCTTCAA